ATGTCTATTAAAATCGGTATCAACGGCTTTGGCCGTATCGGCCGTATGGTGTTCCGTGCCTGCCTCGAGCATCCCGAGATCGACGTGGTCGGCATCAACGATCTGTGCCCTGCCGATTATCTTGCCTATATGCTCAAGTACGATACGATGCACGGCCGCTGCAAGGCTGACATCGAAAGCCGCGAGAACGCGCTGGTCGTCAACGGTCAGGTCATTCCCGTGTTCAGCGAGAGAGACCCCGCGAACCTGAAGTGGGGCAAGCTCGGCGCGGAGTATATCGTCGAGTCCACCGGCCTGTTCCTGACGAAGGAAAAGGCTGCCGGTCACATCGCCGCCGGCGCAAAGAAGGTCGTCATGTCCGCGCCGAGCAAGGACGACACCCCGATGTTCGTCATGGGCGTGAACCATAAGAACTATACCAGCGATATGCAGTTCGTCTCCAACGCGAGCTGCACCACCAACTGCCTCGCCCCCATTGCCAAGGTTCTGCATGAGAACTTCGGCATCAAGGACGGCCTGATGACGACCATCCACTCGGTCACCGCCACACAGGAGACGGTGGACGGTCCCTCTCTCAAGGATTGGCGCGGCGGCCGCGCGGCTACCGCGAACATCATCCCCAGCTCCACCGGCGCCGCCCGTGCGGTCGGCAAGGTCATTCCCGAGCTCAACGGCAAGCTGACCGGTATGTCCATGCGCGTTCCGACGCTGGACGTTTCCGTCGTTGACCTGACCGTCAACCTCGAGAAGCCCACCACCTACGATGAGATCTGCGTCGCCATGAAGAAGGCCAGCGAGGGCGAGCTGAAGGGCATCCTCGGCTACACCGACGAGGCCGTCGTTTCCTCCGACTTCCTCGGCGACTCCCGCACCTCCATTTTCGACGCCACCGCCGGCATCGCCCTGACCGATACCTTTGTCAAGGTCGTCAGCTGGTACGATAACGAGATCGGCTACTCCAACAAGGTCCTCGAGCTCATCGAGCACATGTATGAGGTCGATCACGGTCACTCCGCCAAGTGAGAGCGGACAATAAGCCAACTTCTGAGAGTTTCCTCCTCTCGTTCGTTGTAGAAAGAGAAAGCCTGTTATTACTGGATTTTCCAGCAATATCAGGCTTTCTCTTAACTTTCATCTTGCTCGTTTCTGCCCGTTTCTGCCAGTCATAGCAGGATCTGTGAACACAGTGATGAACACAGAAGCTCAGCAGCTTATTTCATCGTTGCCAGTTTACGGATCAGGTCGCTGCCGTACTTGTAGGCCGCGAGGTAGTCTATCGTCTTGGCCTCCAATCCGGCACGCTTCTGGAGCTGTGCGCGGTAGTCCGTGTACTTCGGGCGGTACGCGCCGAGCACCAGCGACAGCTTACGCTTGCGGCGGTAGACCCCGTCGCCGTTGCTCTGGCTGCCGGTGTTGCCGTTGGAGGTGTTGCCCTCGATGGCGGTGACGTACTGCCCGCTGACGCTCTCGCAGATGCCGCAATGGTCGGTTTTGTACGCCGTGCCGGGGAAATCATAGATCAGCACGTCGCCGGGCTGGTAGCCCTTGGTGACCCACTGATCGTGTGTCTGCGCCCAGCGCATCAGCTCGCCGCAGGAGGCCGTCTTGCCGCCGCCCATAAAGAGCGCCTTGTCCGCCTGCTGGAAGCACCACCAGACGAACTGCATACACCAGTACACGCCGTCCATGCCGTAGGCCTTGCCGTACTTCTGCCGGTTTCCGCTCTGCTCGACCGTGCCGATTTCCTTCATGGCAACGGCCAGCACATCAGCCGCCGTTGCCATTGCCCGTCTCCGTGTTGAGCTGCTTGACGAAATAGAACGTCACGACCATCGTGTAGACGTTCATGAAGTTCTCAGGGATCGCGTTCTGGATGGTGAGCACACAGAACGTGATGGTCAGCGCGATGGTCACGAGCGATTTCACGCTCAGGAGGTTCGCGAGTTTTTTTAGCAAGAGGTCCATTTCATTCTCCTTTGCACTTGATTTTGATGTTGGCGAGCAGCGCCAGCTCTACGTACTTGTCGCGCTTGCGCATGGTCTTGAGTTTTTCCCGCGCGGACTTATAGAGGTCGATGCCCAGAAGCGTCATGCAAACCACGCACACGCCCGCGAGGATGGTTTCGGCCCAATCCATCAACTTACCACCTCCCACTCGTCGATCTCCGACTTGATGCGGTCGATAAAACTGTTTCCACCGAGGGCCTTGTACCCGCGGTAGAGATAGAGAAAATCCTCCAGCTCGTACTGTCGGATGGTGTGGTCCTCCCTGTGGCGGTAATAGGTGTGCAGCATGTCGTGCCGGAGCTGGCATTTGAGCGCGTCGGTCAGCTTGTCCAGCCCCAGCAGCTTGCTCCGGATGGGCTTGATGAGCATGGCCAGCACCGCGAGGATGACCGTGATCTCCGAGCACAGCGCCGCGGCCTGCGCGATTTGTTCCATAGGCGTACTCTCTCTTTCGTTCAGGATCGGCCGGAGTTGCCTCCGGCCCTGCTCACTTGTTCAGCTCCGCGAGCTTCGCTGCGATATCGTCCGGGATGTGGCACTTCTCCTTCTTGACGCAGTAGCCGTCCTCATCGTAGGTGAGCTTGTACTGCGGCAGGACGTAGATCTCCGTGCCGGCGCGCTCAAGGTCGCGGCGCATGACCGGCTGCTTGATGCTGTTCTTGACGCCCGCGCTCTCGCTCAGGCCCGCGGGGGTATCGGTGACTTCGATGGGCTTGCCGTCGGATGCGATTCTCTTGTAAGTAGCCATTGTTTTAATCTCCTTTTTGTTTTATTCGGTGCCGTAAAACAGATCGTTGTAGCACCGATAGCGATATTTGATGCTGCCGGTATCAATGCTCTGATTCGTTTCTCTGCACATTCTCTGCCACTCCCCGCAACAGTCCATTTCAGGACAGCCGCAGCGATATACGCAATTCGGGACGAGTACGTCAGAGAGCTCCGGCTCTACCTCACGCAGTGCCCGCTTGAAGTCCTCCGCATAGGCGCGTGTCTCCGGTGACGCCCGTCGGCAGAGGCGCTTACGCATAGTATCGATCAAGGCCTGTGCGTTTGCTTCCCCGGTAAAGTCTACCGGCACGTCCTGCGGGAGCTTGTCGCGTGGAATGCCCGTGCGGTCTGAACGCTGAGAGCTGATGAAGCATTCCCACTTGTGGCGGCTCCAGTGCGTGGCGATCCAGCTTTTAATGCAGTACCAGCTCCACTTAACGCGAATGCCGCGGATCGGGCTGTGCTCGGCGATGAGGATATCCCGTCTGAAATCACCGCTCGGCTCATGCCCGAGCGGAGGCTTGGAAACGGTAGCGCGGCAGTCGTCCACGACTTCCGTCCAATCGCCCTTGATTTTGAGGATAATGGTCTTAAAGTCTTCTTTCACTTGCATCCTCGCTTTCGATTCAATAACTCCTGCCGTCCTTTGTTGCGGCCTTTTGCGTCTGCATTGCAGCTAAGTCACAGGCATTCCGTCTGTCTGGGGGACGATCACCACCTCCTGCCTGTTACGATCTCGCCGGGCATCGGCCCCGTCCGTTCCGGCGGCGGAAAAGGTGAAAAGCAATGTGATTCGAGTGATTCCCTTGTCGAAAAAATCAGCCGGCAGAAACGAAATCTCGGGAACTTGGAATGGGCAGCCGAGGATTGAATACGGGTGTCCGCTGGACGCTTGTGGGCTGTTCGGCGGGAGCTGCTTCCTGTGTTCTTGATCTCTCGGAATGCCCGTGACTTAACTGCAATGCACGGCCTCGCCTGACGGTCAGGCGGCTCTTGTTATTTTCACGCGGAAAGCCCGCAGGAGCGCGCGTAGGCGCGCGAGGAGCGAGCCGGTACGCTGAGCCGCCGCGTCTTCCAACGCACGCAGGAGACGGCTCTGCGCCGCTGCGCGGTGCCTTCGCTGGCCCCATATCGGCGCCGTTATCAGCGTGCGATCCGGCGTCCGCTCCTGCCGCTTCTGGGCTCCGGAGGCGGTCGCCCTGCGTGCCGCGGCTCTGGCCCGCTCCGGGATCAGATCGTCCGCTGCGTGCTGCCGGTAGAGCGCATACAGAGCCGGCTCGAGCGCGTCCACACCCAGCAGCTCCACGCCGCTGCCGTCGGTGCAGAGGGCACGGATGCGGCCGGCCGCGCGATGGATCGTGCGGCAGACGGTCGAATGGTCCACGCCCAGCAGTGCGCCGATCGAGCGCATATCCAGCCACTCACCATAGTAGAGGTAGAGATACACGGCCTGCGTCTCCGTCAAGCGTGAGAGTACATAGCGCGCCGTTTCCGGTTCGGCCAGGTCAAGACGGTTCGGATGCTCGCGCAGATCCTCCTGGCGCAGATCCTCCGCCTTATCGTTAAGGACCTTCTTCGCACGGAGCAGCGTGCGGGAGACCGTGGCCTTGTTCACGTCGAGCTGCTCGGCGATCTCCGTCGCGGTCTTGCCCTGCAGGAGGAGATCGAGCATTTCGCGCTGGCGGTCTGAGACCGCCGCGCGACCGCGCCGGAGCGCCCTCATGAGCCGTGCGCGGCTCTCGCCATTGTCCGAGCCGAGGTCATCCCAACGGACTTGATTTCCTTCGAGGTCCGCGAAGGTCACTCCGCAGCGCTCGAAAAAATCAAAGCTGTTGACATCTGCTCCGGCAGCACCGGTGTGTATGACCGTCCGCTTGACCGCCTTGTGCCGCTTTTCCTGCGGTGGGCGAAGAGCATCGAGCCGGTCAAGACTCTCGTGGTACATCTCGAACAGGATGCGAAGACGGTGCTTCTGCTCTCCGCGTCTGCCGGGGTCCTGCTCCTGCTCGATCTCCTCCCGGACGAGCTGAATGCGCGCATAAAGCTGGTCTTTCTCCTGGACGGCAGCCTCATAGGCGGTCACGTCAGCCCTCCCAGTCTACCCAGCCGTCCATGTAGACCTTGATCACACCGTCCACGCGGTAGAAGGCGTTGTTGATGAGCGGCACGCCCTCCGTGTATTCGATGGGATTGTCGGCGCTCATGCCGACCGGATTTGCCTGCTCGACGTAATCCTTTCGGACGTCCACGTCGTTGACGGTGAAGATCCTCCAGTCAAAGCCGAGCTTGTCGCTCTGCTCCGTGCGCTGCGTGATGCCGCCGGCGGCCCGCACGAGCTTTCCGTCCGTGATCGCGCCCTTAATGGCGTTGAGCTTTTCAGTTTGCATCATAGGTGGCCTCCAGTTCCGCCAGCTGCGCGTTGGCAGCGGCAAGGTTTTCTTCGCTCTCGGTGAGCTGCGTATCCTTCTGGGCGACGGCAGCGTTCAGGCTCTCGATCTGCGCCTGATAGGGCGTGACATCTCCCCAATGCTGCTTATCCGTTTTGAGGATAACGGTAAAGTAGCCCTGCTTTGTGTACTCGATCTCTTTCACGGAAAAGGTATAGCCTTCCGGCAACGGGCAGGCAGGATAGTTCGTGCGGACCTGCTCGACCTTGACATTCTGCCAGTCGATGGCCTCGACCGCCTCCAGCGTATTTTCTTCGTAGCAGCGCTCGAAGATCACACGGTATACTCCATTCAATGCCTGAACAAAGCCGACGCGGTGGCCGTTGATCCTGTAATTCACTCCGTAAAATCCGCTCATATACTCCTCCTTATCCGATCAGCAGCACAGCGCCGTCGAAGGCGGACGATGTGTGCAGTGTAATGGTCCCGTCAGCGGCGATCATGGCATAGGTCTCAAGGCTTGCCCATGTGCCTTTCCGATAGGCGCCGCTTGACAAGATAGATGCTTGCGCGAAAACGTCATTGCCCAGCAGCCCATGCTCGCTTCGCGGGATGCTCATGGTCGCCTCCGCATCGGTCTGTGTCCACTGGGCAGCGGTAAAGGTCTTGTAATACGATGCCGCCCCACTCGGTGTTTTCCATTCCTGTCCATCGGCGGTCTTCGTCAGTACCTGACCGGCGCTGCCGCCGGGGACGGCAGGGAACGCGCCGACATCCTCGGCCGTATATTCGGGGGCGCTTGGCTCACGCGCCCACTGCGAAATGCCAGGGTCGCGCACAGGGATCTCGACGCCGTTTACTTCAAAGCTGTCAATGTAATTCGTATTTGCCATGTGCTCCTCCTTAGATGGTGAGCGTGTGCTCGTTGATCGCAGCCGGCGAGAGCTTGAGCGTCGAGCCCTCCTGCTGCATCGTGCGGGAGGGGACATCAACGAGCTTGACCACGGACCCGTCCACGTTAAATTCCTTCGCCACACAGATGCCGACGATCCGCTCGCCCGCTGCGTTGTGGGCAATGACGCCGGCCATGAGCGTCTCCGGCGTTACGGTGTCCCCGGTCAGGTCAAGCAGGACTGTTCCGTCGCTGAGCTGGACTTTGTTGTTGGCCATGCCGCACCTCCTCAGCCGATGGTGACCGTCTTGCCTCCCTGCGCATTGTCGGTGTAGGCAATCGGGATCGCCGCCACCGTGACGGAGCTGAGGCAATTGTACTCCTCGTCGGGCAGAACCTCCTGCGAGGCGAACGTGGGTGTGACGTTCTTGGCCTGCGGCTTCATGCCCTCGCTGCCGGACATCGTGCCGAGCACGCCGAGGACGGTGATGCCCTCGCGAATGTTGGCGGGGATCAGCTTCGCCTCTTCGGCTGCGTCGATCTGCGCCTTGCCGCTGCCGTCGTGGTAGCCCTGGGGGATGGTGACCGGCTTACCCTTTTCCGTGATGCTGAGCGTCTTGGCCCCGTTGTTCGGCATGGTACCGGTGACCTTGCTGCCGGTGACATAGGCCGTCTTGCCGGTCAGAATTTCCGCCGCGCCCGCGGTGGCGTCGCCGGTGTCCGCGTCAAATTCGCAGGAGCCGGTGATGGGCGCACCGTCCTTGCCGTGCGCGGTAAAGCCCTTGAGGAGCTTGTCCGCGACCACGGTGTCCTGAGTGAGGTCCATGAGGACTTCGCCGCTCGAGAGTACGATTTTGCTGTTGTACTGATTTTCAGCCATTGAAAATACCTCCGATAAAAATTGTTTTTCCGCCCGCGGGGTTTTCCACGCGGGCGACTGCAATGGGATCAACAGTCACATTGTCTTTCAGAAGCCTGTCCTTTGTGGCAAGCTCCTGCGTCTCAAAGTCGGGCGTCACGGTATATGGGCCGTCATACGGCTCGCCGCCGACCTCACGGATCGAAACATGGAAGCCGATGCCGATGGCCGCCGGCGTCCCGAGGGAAAAGGCTGCCTTTTTCCTGCCGACGTCAAATGTGATCGCAGCCATCAGATCACCGCCCTGCTGAGCGCGCGTTTAACATCGATCTGCTGCATTTCCGAGCCGATCACGTCGCCGCTCGGGAACTTCACGCGCACCTGCATGGGGCAGACGGTCGGAAGACCGAAGGTCTCCGTCTGCGTGAGGGGAAAGTGAAATTTGCCGTCGGAAAACGTGACATCGCCCGGATAAGTCTTGACGAGGTTCAGCAGCGCGATCTCGACCAAAGAGACGGCCGGGGGGCTGAGCGTCTGGCCCTCGTTGGTGATTTCAACCTCGATGGAATAAGCGTCGCCCTGTACCATTACGTCGTCACCTCCGTTGCGCTGACGGCGCCGGTGTCGTCCACCGTCAGTTTGAATTTTTTCGTGCTGCCCGCCGTCGAGGAGGGGATGATGATCTCGCCCTCGTCCACGCGCTGCAATAGCTCGTCGGTCTTCTCGCCGGTGTAGAGCATGGTGTAATAATCGCTCGGCATAAAAACCTCCTTAAACGATCATTCTCCGCCCGAGGGAATCGAGCAGGCCAAGGTTGTTGCTGGTCACGAGCGGGCCGGACTGAAGCTCTTTTTTCTTGCGGTAGTAGATGATGATGCAGCCGTCGCCCGCCTCGCCGCCGTCGGAGCCGCGACCGCCCGGGGCAGGCTGGGTGTCTCTTGCGGTTAGCGACGCCTGCGAGACCGATATATTTTCAGATGACGTCTGGTGCGCTTCCGCCACGCCGTTGGAGCCTGCGCCGCCGCCGCCGTGGCCGCTTGTGCCGCCGCAGCCGTAACGGCTCTCCTTGGCGGGCGGGCGGCGCCTGGCCGCCGCCCCCCCCCCCCGCGCCGCCGCCCCCGCCGCCGC